CATGCTGTTTTTTAATATTAACTACTATCTATGTAAGCAGTATCCGGCCTTTACGCCTTTCATGGTCGACGATGCGCCGGCGGAGGATGTGTTCACGCTGTATATCGACACGAAGAAGGTGGACGATGAGATGAACGAGTACGAAGAAGAACCAGAGAAGGTAAAGAGAGTCTATGCATCGGACAATGAAGGCTGGTGGTAAAGAAAGGATGAGGATATGGCACAGAATGAACCAATCACAACAAAATTTAAAGTAGATATCTCTGATCTGAAAAAAGGGATCAGTGAAGCAAATCAGTCCATCAAGCTGGCCAATGCCCAATTTAAAGCGGCATCGGCTGGGATGGAAGACTGGCAGAAGACTACGGAAGGAGTAGAAGCAAAGCTTTCACAGTTAAACAGTGTTCTGGGAGCCCAAAAGAGCAAGCTTGCTAACTATGAAAAACAGTTGCAACAGCTTGAGCAGGCTCAGCAGGAGAACGGAAAACGGGCAGAGGAGTTAAAGGCCAAATACCAGGAGGAAGTCCGGCAGTTTGGAGAGAACAGCAAGAAGGCCCAGGAATTAAAAACGGCTCTGAATGGGGTAGAGAAGGAGCAGTTGGCCAATGAAAAAGCGGCAGACCGGATGCGGGTGACAATGTTAAATCAGCAGGCCACTGTCAGCAAAACACAAAGAGAAATTGGAAACTATGATAACGTTCTTGCCAAATTAAAATCAGGGCTAGGTGGTGTTGATAAAGCTAATAAGAAAGCGAAAAAGTCTACGAGTGACTTGGGAGCAGGGCTGACGGTTGTATTAGGAGCATTTTCTAAAGTTTTAAGTGAAGGGATTTCGGCCGTCATTGACGGACTAAAAGAATTTGCTTTAGAAGGAGAAGATGCACTGGACAAATTTCAAGCCTCTACCGGAACATCTGCACAGGCAATGGGGCAGTTCCGAAAAGAAATCTTGGATTTGTATAAAGGAAATTATGGGGATTCTATTGCGGATGTTGCCGATGCTATGGCAGAAGTAAAACAGCAGACAAATGAAACTGATCCAAGCAAGATAAAAGATCTTACACAAAATGCGATTGCTCTTAGAGATACGTTCGGCTTCGATATTCAGGAATCTATGCGTGCGGTCAATATGCTTACTCAGCAATTCGGTATTACTGGTGAGCAAGCTTTTAATCTGATTGCACAGGGGGCGCAAAAAGGCCTTAATAAGAATGGAGATCTATTAGACAGTATCAATGAGTACGGCGTGCATTACAAACAAATGGGAGTAAGTGCAGAAGGATTTTTTAACAGCTTGGAAAATGGTACAAAGGCAGGAACCTTTTCTGTGGATAAATTGGGAGACGCGTACAAAGAGTTTGGAATCCGTGTAAAGGACACGGCAAATACAACAACAGAGGCTTACCAGCTATTGGGGATGGATGCGGACGAGATGCGGAAGAAATTTGCCAAAGGCGGGAAGTCTGCCGCAGATGCAACGAAGCAAGTTCTTAAAAAGCTGATGTCTATGGATGATAAGGTGAAACAGAACCAGGCAGGCGTGAATCTCTTCGGCACTATGTGGGAGGATCTTGGAATAAAGGGCGTAAAGGCGCTTACGAATGTAAATGGTACAGCAAATAAGTCTGCAACGACTCTAAAAGACCTTGACAAAGTTCGCTATGACAACGCCAAGTCACAGCTGGCTATGATTGGCCGCAGTTTAAAAGTAGATGTATTAGAGCCGATTGTTTCGGCAGTCGTTCCGGCCTTAGTGAAATTTGGACAATGGTTTCAGGCTAATACTCCTGCTATAGTCGCTAGCTTAGCCGCAATTGGAACAGGGTTTGCAGTATTTAAAATAGCATCCGTTATTGATTCGGTAACATCTTCACTTAAAGGTATGACATTGGCTCAGATGGCTTCAGCCGCGGCTCAAAAAATTCTTAATATGGCGATGAATGCAAATGTTTTTGTTTTAGTGGCTACAGCGATAGCAACAGTTGCAACAGGTTTAGCGGCGTTTGTCATTGCAAGTAAAAAGGCAGAGAGAGCACAAGATCAAAACTATGTAGCAACTGAAAAACTAATGGAAAGTCAGAAAGCCTTGAAT